GTCCGATGGGACCTGGTCGACCGCCTCGGCATCGACCCGGGCGACATCTTGTCGACGGCGATGGGGCAGTCCGGCTGTGACCTCTACCTCTCGCCGGCCGCTCGCGAGCGGTTTCCGTTCGCCGTCGAGTGCAAAGCGCAGGAACGGATCGCCTTGCCGGCGTGGTGGCAACAATGCACCCGAAACGCGGCAGCAGAGGGTCTCACCCCTCTCCTCATCCTGAAGCAGAGCCGGCGGGAGGCGCTGGCCGTGCTCCGGTGGGAGGACCTCCTCGCGCTGCTCCGGCACGATCACCGATGGCAAAACCTCGCGGAAGGGCGCTCACCGGGCCGGGAATGACGCTGGAGATCGCCCGCGACCTCCTCCGTATATAGTAGTACTATTACTAAAATCACTAAAAACAGATATCTTTATTCTATTCTGGGCCCCCATATACTCCCTAAGCCATTTCGGAGGCTCCGACATGTCTAGACTGGCAACATTCCTGATCGCGCGTCCTCGACGCGATCCGCGGCACTTTTCTCCCCTACATCACCTCCCGATCCTCTCGCCCCGCGCGATCCCGGCACCCCTGCCGCATCCCGGCCCCGCGCGCTCTCGCCGACCGTCCGCGCCTTCATCCTCGACGGCCACACTCCGCAGGATCGGGCGGTGCTCGAACAACAGATCAGCGACTACGAAGCCGCCGGGCAGACCTCCTACACGCTCCCGGTATCCTGGCGGTTACTACCTCGTCAAGGACGGGCAGGTCGTCGGTTCCGGGAGGGGTGAGGAGTGATCGGAGGACCTCCCCGACCTCGCCCCGATCGCCGCACCGGCTCGTGACGCTCGCGATCGGTTATCTCACAGGGAGCCTCGTCTACCGCAGGGTTAAGGCGGCCTTCAGCGAGGCGGTCGATCTCCTCACGACCATCCGCGACGCCTGGGAGGACGACGCGATCACGGAAGATGAGTTCGGCGCCATCGTCGAGCAGGCGGGTCAACTCGTAGACTCCCTCAGGGGGTGACGATGGAGAGATCGCCGGGGAGGTGGTCGACTGATGGCCCGGACGAACGTCGGCGCGGCCGCGACGAGCTCCGTCCGCCGCATCCGCACCAACCGAGAAGACACTCAGGGCGCTTGAACTCAGGAAGCGGGGGTTGAACTACACCCAGATCGGCAAGAAGTTAGGGTGCCACCGGAGCACCGCCTGCCGCTATGTCTTGTCAGAATTGGAAAACCTCGCCGACAAATGCCGGGAGGAGGCCGTGCACGTCCGCGACCTCGAACTCCAGCGGCTCGACGATCTCTACCTCATCGCCTACCGCGCCATCATCAGAGGGCAACGACCTCGCCGGGATTGACCGCTGTCTCCGCATCATGGAACGGCGGGCGAAGCTCCTCGGACTCGACGCTGCTGAGAAGGTCGAACATTCCGGCGACCTCGTGATCAACCTCCGCTCCGTCGACATGGGAGTCCCGGATGAGTGACGAAGTCCCATTCACCGCCATCAACTCCCGGTTCCTCCAGGTCTTCAAGGAGAATCCGGACGCCCGGGAACTCGTCTTCTACGGCGGGTCGGGGTCGAGCAAGTCGACCAGCGTCGCACAGATCCTCCTGAAGCAGTTCCTCGACACGAAGCAGCCCCCGGTCCGCATGCTCTTCTCCCGGAAATGGCTGTCCGCGCTAAAGAACACCCTCCTCGTGGACTGCATCCGCATTCTGCAGGCGTGGGGGGCTTACGACCGGATCGAGCACAACAAAAACGAGTCCTTCATGCTCTTCGGGAAGAATCGGATCGACTTCCTCGGCCTCGATAATCCGGAGAAGATCAAGGGTGCCGAATACACCCATATCTGGTTGGAAGAAGCGACGGACTTCGACCTTGAAGACGTCCGACAGCTCCGCCTCCGTCTCGGCCGGAACAAGGCGAACGAGAACGCGCGGTATATCTTCACGTTCAACCCGATCGACGCACAGCACTGGACCTGGACCGATCTGGTGCAGGTCGAGAAGCCCGGGCGCGTCGTCCACCTCTCGACGTACCGGGACAACATCCGCAACCTCTCGCCGGAGTGGATCGCAGACCTCCTTGCTCTCGCCGAGCAGGACGAGAACTATTACCGCATCTACGCGCTCGGCGAACCCGGCATCCTGCAGAACGTCATTTACACGAACTATCGGGTCGCCGACTATCCGGTCCCGTATCCGGACTGCGTCGGCATCGACTTCGGCTACAACAACGCGACCGCCATCACCGGCATCAAACAGCTCTCGGACCGCTTGCAGGTCTGGGAGATCCTCTACCAGTCCCGCATGACCAACACCGACCTGATTGCCTGGCTCAAGGCCCGCGCCGGCATCTGGTATATCTCCGGCGACACCCCTCTCTACGCCGACAGCGCCGAGCCGAACCGCATCGAAGAGATCCGGCGCGCCGGGTTCAACGCCCGCCCGGCAGACAAGAGCGTCAAGGACGGGATCGACTTCTGTAAGGCGCAGGCGCTGGAGGTCCACAGCAGCGCCGCCAACCTGATCCGGGAGATCCGGACCTACAAGTATCGCGAAGACCGTAGCGGCCGAGTCTATGACGAACCGGTCAAATTCAACGACCACGCAATGGATGCGATGCGTTACGGCGCATATTCCCATTTCGGGCAGCGCCGGGCCGTCACCATCCCGAAAGAATGGCTCTCGTTCGGAGGGCGGGCGTGACCCTCGCCGGATGGCTCTCCCTGGCATTCGGGATACTCTTCGGGCTCGCGTTCGTCGTGTGCATCATCGGAGGTTAACATGGCAGAATCAGAACCTACACCGGAAGAAACCCGCGTTACGCGCGGCACAAAGGCAGAAGGCGAGGTCTCGTTCCAGTCGAGCGGGAACGCCTACGCCGCTCCGAAGATCACACCGGAGACGGCCCGGAACTACTTCGAGCAGAACATCCACCTCGCTACGCAGATCGTCAACCTCCTCCCGCAGGTCTTTCCCGGGGCGCCGGACATCTACGTCGAGGACCGCGACCTGGAGCGCGTCGACGACCTCTCGCGATGGATCGCCCGGACCGCCGAGAGCGTCGGGGTCTACCCGAGCATGAAGGCGTCGTGGATCGACATCATGAGCCACGGCTGCAGCGTCAAAAGCGCCGGGTATGTCTTCAGGAACGGGCGATACGAGATCGACGAGATCCGGGATCTGCCGGCGATCTCCTTCCGACAGCCGCCGCGGGACCCCGGTATGTTCACCTCGCCCCCGAACCCCCTGATGCCCGGCATCATCTGGGATACAAAGGAGAAGCGCGTCCGGGCCTACCAGACTGTCGACGGCAGCCTGACGATGCAGGAACTCAGGAACTTCGCGATCATCCGCGACCCCTCCACCCCCTTCCCCGCCGGGCGGGCCTACTGCCTCCCGGCCTACCACGTCATCGGCGCTATCGACCACGCGAACAAGGCCGCCGACCAGCAGGTGCACCGGGTCGGCGCCCCACTCATCTTCCCCCAGATCACCGAGACGATCACGGGGGACCTCAAGACCTGGGGCGACAACTTCGTCCGCAACTGGGGCAAGGACACCCGGGTTCGTCATCCCGCCTGGTGTGGCGTTCCCTGACGTCAAGATCCGGGAGAACCAGACGGCCGCCGACCGGCTCAAACTCCTCAGGTCCTGGCTGGAGTTCTACTTCAACCCGACGACCGTCCTCCGGTCTGGCGCCGGCACTGGTGATCGGGGCCTCGGATAGCGGCGCCATGCGGGTCTGGAACAACTTCATCGGTGGCACGCAGGCATGGATAGAAGAACAGTACGAAGCGTTCCTGCAACCGGTCCTGACGGCGAACGGCTACGACGACCTGAACGTCCGCATCCAACTCAAGCGCCCGGAACTCGACCGGTCGGAAGTCATCGTGAACCAGCTCCGGGTCGGCATAGAGGGCAGGGCCCTGACCCGCGACGACATCCGGCGCAACCTCTCCGAACTCGACCTCGGCGAACTCACCGACGAGGTCCGGGCGGAACTCGACGCGACCTACGCAGCGGCGCCCGCCACACTCTTTGAGAACCTCGCCGGGTTCAGCCGGAAGGAAGGCCGCCCCGATCTCTGCCGCTGAGCGCAAGATCGCCGCCGCCAACCTCCGCGAGCCTCCGGGCGATTGAGCGGATACTAGAGAGGGGAGGTGAATGATGAGATTTAAAGCCACGCTGACCCCGACCAGTGGTCCCGGGAGCACGATCTCGCTCGGAGATACCGAGATCAAGGGGGTGCAGTCTGTGGAGATCAGTGCCGCAGTCCACGACATAACGACCGTCAAGATCGCGGTCATCGGAATAGACGCGATCGTCGAGGGGGGACGCCGCGGCAATCTATGTCGTGGATGCAATGTCGGGCAGACGATACCGCCTTGTGGAGGGAGAGTAATGGCAAAATTCAGAAAGAAACCAGTAGTTATCGAAGCAGAGCAGTTGATTGAGAGGACCGAAATCAAAACCCTTGAGGGGGTTATGGTCGGGAATCCGGGCGACTGGCTGATAACCGGTGTCGCCGGCGAACGGTATCCCTGCAGGGACGATATTTTCCGTGCAACCTACGAGGAGGTAGAGTAATGGCCCGGGGTGAATCTCACGATTGGGTTGAGATCCATCCTCGGCGACCTCAAGATCGTCGACGGACGAGCGACAGCGCCGTTGACCTGGACCCTTACGGGCGCGTTCTATGCATTCCACGATGCGCTCCTGTACAGCGCCCACAAGTATTATCCGAGGCTCCTGTAGATGCCGACCGACGAGCAGNGNAAANNCATCGAAGAGGTCCTCGCGGACCGGCAGGAGGCAATCGCTGCCGCCCTCATCGAGGAGGCCGAGACCCTCGTCCCGGTCGCCGTGCAGTCCACGCTCGGCGAACTCCGGCGCCGGACCGCCGACAAGTTCACCCGGCAGATCGTCGCCGGCATCGCGAAGGAGCAGGTCGCCGCCTACCGGGCGCAGGTCGCGAAGGGCGGGACCGATATCATCGAGCGCGTGGTCACGGCCCTCGGCGACGGCCGCGTCTCCATCACCACCCGGCGCACGTTCAAGCCCTGGCTCAGCGACATGGCCACTCGGGACCAGGAGGGGATCCTCCGCATCATCAGCGACGGGCAGCGCGACGGCATGCATCCGCACCAGATCGCCCGCGAACTCCGGGGCTACTTCGACGGCACGGAGCACAACGCCGTCACCGCAGCTCGGACGGAGGCGCAGAAGATCCGGACCGACGCCCGGGTCGCGACCCTACCTGAAGACCGGGGTCCACTATCTCGAGTACATCGCCGTCGACGACGGCAAGGCCCGGCCCGATCACCTGGCGAGGGACGGCAAGATCTACCCGATCGATAAGGCCCCCTGGCTCGGCGAACCGAACTGCCGGTGCACCCTCATCGACGCCGACTACCGCGTCGAGGAAGGAGGTGCCGGCGTGGAAGAATCTGACAGCATCACCCTAACACCAGAGGAACTCGAAGCATGACCCGCCCACCGACACTCACTGATCGCCAGATCCAGATCATCCGGGAGAACCTCGACCTGTTCCCGGCCGACATCCTGAAACTCCCGGAGTTTACCGACACTGACGTCACCCGGCACACGATCCGGAACTACCAGCGCCGCCTCAAGAACGCCGCCGTTATCGACGAAGAAGAGGACCTTCTCGCTCGCCTGAAGAAGCACGTGGACCGGCATGGTCTCGAATCACAGTTCCACGGTCCGCGAGGCGTCACCGGGTTCATCCGGCACCTGGAAACCAAGATCCATTTACGCGCGATTGAACGCGACAATTCAGAAAATACCGTCTCATAGGTTTCAAAAGGCCTAAAAAAAGGCCACAATTTTTTTATATATCGTATGATTGCCAAGTATATTCTATGTCTTGTGGAGAGAAATCCAACGCTTTTGAAAACCTCCACGACGTCACGCTCCAGCGTCTCGACGTGTACCATCGGAACAACGGGGGATACGTGTTCTACGACGCGAAGCACTTCGCGCCGACCGCGGACCGTTGGAACGCGGTCCCGGTGATCTATGTCGAGACGGGGCCGGGGGAGCCCGCAGAACATCCCCGGTTCGAGGACGTGATTACTCGCACCCTTCCCGCGAAGTTCCGCACGGTCGGCCAGCGTATCCGCCGCCCATCTGACGGAGACCGGCGAGAAAGTGCTCAAAGGTGCGATCGCGTTCTCGGACCCGGCGATTGCGGCAAAGGCCAACGCGGGCGAACTCTCGCTCTCGACTGGCCTTGCTTCTCCGGAGGCTCCAGACCCCCGGCTACCCGGTGCAACCAGGATCGCCGGTCCGGTGACCCCGAACCATGTTCTCGTGTTCGACCGCGGAGCGTGCCCGAACTGCTATCCGAACGACAGTGGAGCAATGTTCCACAATCTACAGGAACCAGACATGCCTGACGACGAAACCAAGGGACTGCTCAAGCGGATTGCCGACGCGCTCACCCGGGCGCGAGCCGGCACCCGTACAGCACGTCAACCTGACCGAGTTCGAGAACCTGAAGAAGGAACTCGAAACAGCGAAAGCACAGACCGCAGAACTCGTGAACCTCAAGCAGGAACTTGAGACCCTCAAGGCCGAGAAGGCAACCGCCGAGAAGGACACCAAGTGGAACGCATGAAGGGCAAACCTTCCGGAGGCTGGCTCGGTGCGAAGGAGCCCGAGACTCGGAAGGAGTTTGAGGCTGACCCCGGCGCATTTGCGCTGAAGGTGGTCGCGTTCAAGAACACGCAGCCGCAGGAGCAGCAGGCCGAGGGCACTGGCGCGACCGGAGGTTCCGGAGACGCGGAAAGCACCGAGGAACAGAAGTTTGCAAACATGGCCGCAGAGGTCGCGAAGGCGACCGGGATCCAGTTTGTGTGAGGTGAGAAAGACATGGCATACGAAGCAGGAGAGTTCTTCCCCGGCGGCCCGGGTGCAGAGAGTCACAGCAAGCGCAGATATTGCAAAGGGCGCCGTTGTCACGATCACCCCGGCCGCACCATCTACCGCAGCGGCCTGTGCTGAAGACGGTGTCGGGCCGTTCGCGGTCGCGATCGAGGCCGTGGCGAACGGCAAGACCGGCCGCGTCGTCACGAAGGGCGAAGTCGCAGTTGACTGTTCCGGCAACTGTTACACCGGCGCCGTTGTGACTGGAAGTGGCGGGAAAGTCAAAGGTATGCGACACCGACCCGTCCGGCAACTGGATCAAGCCGCTCGGCCGGATGACCGTCGGCGGCGCAAACGGCACCGTAGTGTCGTCGACGTAGGAGGGTTTCTGATATGGGAAAACACAGGGAATGCTCGGTAAGGTCCAGATCGAGGGGACTGGACGCAGAAACGCCTGATCCTCCCGGTGATCCAGGCAGCGCTCGAACGCACACAGCTTGCGTCGCCCGCTATCGGGCCGACGATGACCTACGCGAAACTCAAGGGCACGATCCCCCTCCTCGGTCCTGTCCCGGTCCAGTCGCAGCTCGACGAGTTCGAGCACGCGGTCGGCGGTGGCGGTAAACCGTCCGGGTTCGACATCGAGGTGCTCAAGGACCGCGTGGTCCTGTACGTTTCGGATGAGGCGGAGATCGAGAGTGATGTCGGGAACCCCATGAGCCTGCAGCAGCAGGCCGCAGCCGGCGCCCTGGCGGCGAACCTGAACAAACTCATCGCCGAGAGACTCAACACGACGCCGCAGATCTACAACACCACCGGCGACCTCGGGAACTGGGCCGCAGCCGGCGCCAAGCCCACGCTCGCCGTCGGCAAGATGGCTGCAGCGATGGGTGTTCATCGGCCGACCGCGCTCGTGATGGGGACGCTCGCGGGTGCGTATTACGTCGATGCGGTCGGGGACAAGGTCGCGACTCGCCAACCTCGCCGAATGGCGCGGTGCCACGTCCATCCACCCGACGCTCAACATCCCGGTCTTCATCAGCACTGACATCGACAAACTCGATGACACGAGCGGCAACCGGTTCGTCTTCGGTGTCTGCAACGCGACGCCCGGCGTCGTGACCGTGATCTCGAAGATCAAGGCGCGGCAGTACGACGACCCGAATCTCGGCGCTCAGGTCTACCAGTACGACATCTGGCGTTCGCCGTTCTCGAACATCCAACAGACGTCTGGCAAGAACCTCGGCGTGATGCGCGGCTACATGACGGAGAGCTGATCTCTCCCCTTTTTTGGAGGCGGTTCGAATGTCCGAATCGTTCGCATCCCGGTTCATGACACTGGAGGAGAAGCAGGCGATGATCGCCCGTGACCCTCAATCAGCTCAGGCACTCCACAACGGGCCGCGGACCGGGTTCGCGCACAACTGCTACGCTGGCGGGCTCGGGATGTTCTTTCAGAAGACGATCAAGAACACGATCCTTGAGAAGTTCCTCGACCAGGCGTGGCAGGGGTTCCTGAAATACCGGTGCGCCGGGTCTAAGGCAGCGTATCGTGAGGCAAAGAAGAACCCGGATGCCGTCTTCCAGTACGACGACCCGCTCCTCGCGCTGCTCAACCGCGTCATGAAAGAGAGTATCGCGGAGCACCACACCGACAACGACGCCGCCCGGAAGCAACAGCTCATGCGGCAGGCGACCGACATCACGCTCACCCTCCTCAACGAGGACATCTACTACCGGGCACGGTGCAAAGAGCACCTCCGCGATATCCTCGCCGCCGTCGCCGAGCACCCGGAATACCTCGACCTCTCGCTGGAGGAGGAACAGAACATCCGGAGGTGGAACGGGTGCAGCCCGTGATCGACCCTCACTACCCTGCAATGGTGCAGGCCGTTCGAGGTGCAACCGGGCTCCCATATCCCGCCGGGCTCACAGTGATCACCGACCGGCTCTTCGAGGAGGATCCCCATGCCGACGAGCGGTAACGTTCTTGCCCTGCTCCCGGTCCTGACGCCTTACACTGCAACGTCGGCACAGTTCGACCTGCTCTACCCCTACGCGCTCGACGAGTTCGAGGGCGACGATCCGGGATGCAGTAAGACCGGCGCCGAACGGGCGCTCGCCTACCTCATGG